TTCTTCCTCTGTATTGTCCTGAATCATAGCTAATTTAGGTTTTAGTGCAGGAATTTTGCTGACAAGACCTTGTAGTTCTTCGATCAGCTCCTCATCAGATTTGTTTGTACCTTTCTCTACGTTAAGATTAACGTTCTGAGAACTAAATCCACTCATCTCTAGTACAAGTTTTGCAGTATTGAGTCTTACTGAGTCTTGATCTGATCCTAACAAGTCTTGTAAGACCGATATGGCTCTGCCTGATGTGGCAGATATTCTTTCTTCATTCTTTTCTCTAATCTCATGGATATATTTCTTTTTGAGATAAGCTCCCATTTGCCTGTGGTTTTTATCCCACCCTGCTTTTTTTGCAGATTGACTAGCATTACCTGCTGTCTCACCCTCTATATAATACTCTACAAATTTTAATTCTTGTTCTTTATCTATTTTTTTCGGCATCGCTTTTCTCCATTAACCATTTCTTTAACTTGTTTGTTGTGTGCTTCGGTAGAGGTAAATCTTTTCTAAATTTTATCCAAGACTTATCTAGTACCAAGCTACCATCTATATCGACTTGTATATCAGATCCTGATATGTGAGATACTATGGTAATACTTTTTTCGTTTTCTTCAACGACTAATCCGATAGATATACAATCAGCTAGTGCGTTGTCTAAATCATTTATGTTTGTCCACCCTGATGTGGGTGTTATTGCATCTTCCCAGTTTATAATTACGAGCTTCGGTTTCATTTTTTGCTTCTGAGATAATTAAGATAATCTGCTCCCTCCTCTACTTCCCAAAATATTTTTATAAAGTCTGGGTGTGAATCTGGTAGTTCTGTATTGAATATTGCAACTGCACAAGCAGACATCATCTTACATGGCAGGTTCAATGCTTTTGCAAAGTTGTCATACTTCTTGTAAGAGCCGACTTGGACACAATGCATAATTTTGTCATTAGTCGCATCTCTGATAGGACTATATCCAGAGACATGAGTGTGTCCTGCAATAAGTAAGTGATCTCGTGCATTGAACAATGCGTGTCTTACGATACCATGAGCTGTGTTATACATAGAGTGTCCTCTAAAATTATGTGCACAGTTTACTTTGATTTCGTGTTTGGGTAGTTTTATTTTGAGTCTTGCGTTGTGATCTTGATAGACAGATTTCAATGGTTTGCACATCCATTTGATAGGATCACCTTCCATAGCCCACATATCATGGTTACCTGCAACGATAAAGATATAAGGTGTTGCATTGATAAGCCACTCAACTAACTGCCATTGTTGCTCACCATTTGTGGTCTGATCTGCCCACAATCCTGCAAGTTTACCTCTCCTTGCCCAGTTGTTTGACAGATCGCCTACAGAACAGGCATACATGCCATCTGTAGAATTGACTATATCTATGTGTTTTCTAAGCGATACCCAGTCACAGTTGTCATCATCAACATGGGGATCGCCTTGTATGTAAAGACCGATAGGTTTTGTGTCTTTGATTCTGATCTTGATAAATTCATCTTTTCTCTCACGAGCATCTTTTCTTTTGAATACTTCTGTTCTTTGCTCGATAAGTTCTTCTGTAGTCCAATCAGTCTCTGTCATCTGTTCGAGCTCGTAGTTTTTTACGACTTTTGGATTTTGTGTTTTTTTGCCACAGGTCTTACATCTATATCTTTTTCTTTGGTGTTGTGTACCATCAGTACCTGCTTTTATAATATGGCTAGATCCACAACTAGGACAAACGAGCATATCTCCATCTTCGTTTCTTTGGATAACTCCGATCCTGCTGTAGTTGCCACCATTGTTATGAATGGTCATTTGGTTTCTTCCTGCTTAATTAGGTATTCGATATACCATTTAGCTTTTTGTAAATCTTGTAGTGGTGTGCCTTTGTAAGGGAATCGAGTAACATACTTTACGATGTTCCCACGAACATAATCCATTTCCCATGAACGAATGTAATCAATCGTTTCTATGCCCTTTGTGTAATGGGCAGGTCGATTAATAATATCTTCTGTCTTTTTCTTGCTCATCTATCTTGTCCATGACTTCATCCCAAGTAATGGGTGCACAATTTAAAAAAAGAACACCACCATACTTGTAATCAATCCTATTGTTGATAAGTGTCTTGATGCTTATTTGTGCTTTAGGATCAATCGCATGGATTGCTTTGATGATTTGCATTTCCCTTTTAGTGAAGGGTATGTTTGCACTCATAGTTATCTCCTATTAGTTTATGTATACTTAGATTGCTGAACCAATGTAGTAAGCCACAACTAATATTAGTATAAATTCTAAGACCGATATTTCAGGTCTTAGGTATCTAGTCCTTATTTTACTAAAAAGAACTCTAAAAAAACTGTGATAAAAAAATAATATTGTTAGAACAAAAGCTACTATAAGTGCCTGTTCTATCATCTCATCAGAGGATTATTATTTTTCTTTTTTAATTGTTCGATATCTCTTTTTAAAACTGCTATTTCTCTTTTTAATAAAGATATTTCTTGTTCGAGTGGTTTTATATCTACACTCTCTTTTTTTTCTAAAACTTCAACTCTTTGTATAAGTTGCCCTTGATAAACAAAAAGACCACCTATTGCTATAGCGATAGAAATAATACCTGCTATTGTCTTGATGTCCATAGTCTGTCCTCGTATGTTTGGTTTGGATAAATGTTTCTGATATCGACATAAGTGTTATTGGTGTATGTATTTATATCAATATTAGTTAATTCAGGTTGTATAAATATATCTGTATTGACTTGAGAGTAAGATGATATCTTATTATCTCTTGCCATAACTTTAGCTACTATCATTTGTGTAGCTTTGAGCTGTCCATCTATTGTCTTAATTTTGTCTGCAACTTTAATAGATATCTCTTCTATGGTTAGTTGGGTTTCAACACCCCTATTGTCGTTTGGTGCTTCTGTTCTTTCTGCGACAACAGTTTCGTTGCTTTCATCCACTTCTGTATTTGTTTCTGTTTCTTCGACAACTTCTGTTTCATTGGTCTCCTCTACAGGTGCTTCAACTATTTCTTCAAAAACTTCTTCTATAACTTCTACTGTTTCTTCTATCTGCACTTCTGGCTCGACTGAAATCATTTCTTCTTCTATAACTTCAGGAGCTAGTACAATAGTTTCTTCTATAAATTCTTCTTCTACAGTCAATTCTACCACTTCTGGTATAGGTTCTATATAGACTTCTTCTATTATTGGTTCTACAAATACTTCTTCGATAGCTATTTCTTCTATGTAGACTTCTTCTATTTGCTCAAATATCTCTTGTATCTCTTGAGTTTGTTCTACAGTCAATACAACAGGGTCATACTCCATTGTTACAGATATATTATCTACATTAGGACCACCAAGCCGAGCAGGAGCATCGCCATCAACACCACTAATAAAAATATTTCCATAGTTAGAACCAATGCCTGTATACGAGACAGTATCTGTAAAATCTTTGCCATTAATGCCTGTAACATTTGTTCTCTCCTGTGTCGTTGTCGCTAACACATTTTGATCTTCATCTTGTATTTGTAGTCTAATAGTAAATGTGTCAGTAGCCCCACTTCTCCAACCACCTACACCACCTTCACCATTTTGTACTTCTACACTAGAGTTCAGAGTAATGCCATTATCAAGCATTTGTTGAGTTATAACATTATTATGAAGAGGAAAAGTCTGCTCAATACTGCCATAGTCTCCAAACTCTAGGTCGTGTCCTCCTGGACAACAATCTCCTATTCTTTGTGCATCACCTGATAATGTCCACCCTGTAGTGCCATCATCAAATGTGCCATTAGTAACTAAATTTCCAGTTGTGTCTCCGTTTGCCAGTAGAGGTATTAGTATTAGAATCCAAATATTTCTCATTTCCTAGTTGTTCCCATCGTTGTTTAGCTTGTTCGCCAATTAATCCATCTATAGGACATGGTGTTCCTGCATCCATCATAGACTTCCATACAGATTTATCTTGGCACATCAATGATATCGCTGCAACTTTCATACCTAACCCATTAAGTAGTTTTGCTTTCTTTCTTCTTTCGCACTCCATGTCATGGTAGTAAGTGCCCATAGATGTGCTAAAGCCAATAACAGTCATGCCGATAGAGAGGGGGATGACACAACTGTCTTGACCATAAACTGACATAGCAGGTGCTGATGATGTGTTTACAGCAGTCTTTTGATTCGTTGAATTATTTGTCGTATTAGTGGTTGTAGTGTTTGAGCTACTTCCAGACTGATATGTTGTAGAACTTTCATAGCCACCTGTTATTGCTGTGTTTGATCCTGCGTTGTTGCTTTGTGTATTAGTCGTTGCCCCAGATGATGTGACATCTGATACTGCATCTTCTATTGCATATCCCAATATTATAACTGTAAATATTATTACTGCTAGTAACAGTTTTTTTATCGACATTTCCATTTTCTTAGTGCCAATGCTTTTCTTGTTGGTCTACCTTTACTGTCTTTCATAGGTCCTTTTACTCCTGACATCCTTGCACAAAAACTTGCTCTGCGTTTTGCAGCTTTTGATCCTGGTTTTACTTTACCTGTTACAGGTCTTTTTAAATTAGAACCTTGTGTTCGTTTAAAAAACTTTCTACCTGCTTCGTTCAGTCCACCTGTTTTGCTTTGATATCTTTTTGCTACCATTAGTCATCCTTAAAAATTATATATAAAATTAACATGACACAAAATACTGATATTCCATAATTTAATGTGCATAGTTCAGGTTTCATATTATCTCCTTGTCGCAGCAGAACCAAAATAAAAACCTGCTACTGCTGATAAAAAGTGTGTGTCTGCTGTAGTAATAACTAAACCACTAACACCTTGAAATCTTATTACCTCTTCTGCACTACCAAATATCCACCAACCTGTTTTTACTTCTTCAAGATACATAAGATGTACTTGTAAGCTCGGGTCAATTAAAGGCACAATTTTTGGTAAAACAATAATAGATAGTACAGACAATAATGCCATCCATCTTCTTGTTACTGATTGAAAATGCCCACCATGTTTTCTTGCATCATCTACAGATGCACGTTCTATCTCTGATCTTTGCATAAGATACTTTTGTTGATCTGCTGCGTCTTTAGATTTTTGAGACCATATAGATAGTAGCCCAGTAAATAAACTCGATCCAAGCATCGTGATTACTTCAAAAGGTATCATCTTGATGGTGGTAGCTGCTCTACCCCTCCGAACACATCTTGCCCTGATTTTGTATTGCTCAGAGCAAAATCAGACAGCAATTCAATTTGATCTAAATTTTCACCTATAGAGTCTACTGTAGTAAATTTTATTACATTACCAACATTTTCTCCAAAGCTACCCAATCTACTTAATCCTTTATTATTCACTCTGTCTGCAAAATCTTTAGTCGTGTTGAACATTTCTGTAAAGAACTTTTTGAAACCACCTTTGCTATCTACTTTAGCAAATTTTCCTTTTCCATATTTTCCTGTTATAAACCTGTTGAACATCATCATAATTCCCAAACCTACTAATGGTCCTCCTAGCAAACTACCTGCTGTTGCAGTACCTGCGATAGGTATCAATGAGTTGAGAGATAGTCCACTCGAACTAGACAATGCAAACCTACGCATAAGGAATTTGCTTAAGTTTGGGTCAGGTTGAAAACCATCTAAGTATTTTGTAAACTTATCCAAGTCTCGTAAAGTAAAATTCAGATCGGCTTCTTTTATCATAGCTTTTGTTCTTTCTTTAACTTCTGTGCTACCTTTATCAAATGAAAATCCAAGTCTTTTTCTAATACCTGATGACTCGAAAGCACCTGTCTTTCTTAAACTTGCAAACATTGTGTCATCGAACATATTTTCAAATTCGTTCAATATTAGTCTTCTAAACTCTGGATTGACTTGTATAACTTTACCTGTTTCATCAGTAACATTCATTATTCTACTAAGTGATTTGATCCCTTGTGAGCCATTACTATTCATATAATAATCTAGCATTTCAGGTCCATCCATTTGTGTTTTTCCTTTATATGGTCTACCTGCTATAGATATTCTTCCATTCTTGATCTGTAATTTATTGCCTAAATTATCAGCTTGTGCAGAAATTTTTTCTAACCTTACAGCATCATCTATATTATCAATACCTGATTCTATATAATTAGAAAAATTAATAGCACCTCGATTGTTGTCAAGGAAATTTTCTTTCAATTTGTACTTTGTATCTGCATCAATTCTCAATCTTGATAAATTAGTTCCTGCTTCAACATCTTTTTTTGCAATAAGCTGTTTTATTATGTTTCTTATTTTTACAATATCTTGTGATTTTAATTTATCTTCTGGCATTACTCCTTGTCTTTCATATGCTCCGATTCTATTTTTCAAATTTCTAAGTCTAATGTCTATGTCTGCCAACTCCTGTGCTGATAAATTGTTTTTTGGACCTATAGTTTTGACCCCTGCTTTCAACCCTGTATAGTATTCTTGTTGTTTTGTTAGAGGTATTAAAGATTTTATATCTTTCGGCAAATCTTTAGAAAATTTTTGAGTAGTTTCTCCAAGTGCTTCTTTTAGAGTTTCGTTTAATTCTTTAGCTGCTTGTGCTAAAGATATTCTTTCTCCTGTTTCTTCTAAAACAACAGTTTCATATTTACCAAACTGTAATTTTTTACCAGTTCTTGGGTCTTTAGCTGCTCTTAAATCATCGTAGAATCTTGTATACAACTTATCAACTTCTACTGCCTTTCTTGCTGCTTGATGTTGAACATTTCTAAGTATTGTCATAGGCATATCTTTGATAAATTGATCGGAAACAGTAGGATTCCTTACAATTTGATTTTTTTCTATTACAAAAGCATTGGGATTAAAAAACCCACTTCTTTGTTTTATAGCATTTTTTTCAACACCTTCTGTGGCAGATAAAAAGAGTTCTTTCAATGTGTTTTTAAAAGCAATTTTAGAATCTCTACCTACTATAGGCAGGACTCCCAAAGCATCTGAATATCCTCTTAGTGCTTCACCAAAGTCTCTAGCACCATAAATCATATATCTTGTTGGACTAACATTTTGCTCTAACAATTCTTCTTCGAGTTCTTTAATAATTTCATCTTGTTGTCTTATTCTATCTTTATATGATTCTTTACCTGCTTTAATCTTATCTTTTGCTTTTATTTTTTTATCGATTTTTTTTAGTGCAGCATCACCAAGACCTGCAAATCCTGAAGATATTTTTTTACCTAAAAACTTTGTACCTTGTATACCTTTATCTATAGCACCTGTTAATGCAGTATCTACCATGAATGTGTTTACAACATCTTGACTTATTTTTTCAATCGGCTTTGTTTCAACTCCAGGCATATATTTTTTTGTAAAAAATACATTTAACGCATCAAAAACAGATTGACCTCCTGCCCCACCTGCCCCAACTGATGCACTATATCCAACGAAACCTTTTCTAGCTGCACCTATGCCACCTGCAACATTTCCTACAATCCTAAAAGCATCTTCTAGGTAACCAGGCAGATAGCCAGGATATTCATCCTCTGATATTATTCTATACTCAATAGCTTTTTCTCTTATCTTCTTATAATATTCTTCTTTGCTTATGTCTCCTTTTTTTACGAGAGATGCACCTTGTATTTTGAGAGATTCGAAGTCATCTGCTATATCTTTTTTTATTCTTCTTCTTTCGAAAGCTCTTAGTTCTTCACTCATTTTGACCTCTTAATAGTTCCTAAAATCATCTGCTGACATATCTAAACTTTCATCGTAATCAGGCGTATTGGATGTGCCAGAATATATGTTATCTGAAGTTCCTGGTAATGATTCACCCATATCTTCAGAAAATCCTAAATCAATAGTGTCCAGTCTTTTTATTATATATTCTGCATTTTTAACATTATTTCTTATCCTTGATCTGTCTACTTCTCTCTCTGCAAGTTTGTACTCATCTTTGAGTGCCTGGACATCAGAAGCATACTTGTCTCTTATCTCTCGATATTTTTCCCTTGCTCTAAAATCTGATACACCATATTGTGGTACTTCTGTTTCTGACAGTTGAAAATAGTAAACAGATGGTCTGCCTGTTACAGACTGTGCCTTGAAAGTAAGAAGATCGTTTCTTAATCTCTCGAAAGTGGCTCTAGCTTGTCTTTGCTCTTTAAATATATCTTGATTGAATTGTCCTGCAAACTCACTCAAACTTGCCCCTGCCATATCTACAACATTAAAAGCATTGTGTAAATTCAAATCTGCTTTTTCTTGTTCTTCCGTATACTCACTTTGTGGAAATTCAAAAACACCTGCTTGTCTTACTTTTCTTTCTTTAAGTGCATCGAATTTTTCTGACAACTCTATTTTTTTTAACATTTCATCTACTTTATCACTACCTAGAGATTCTAATAGTTTTGCTGTTTCTT